AAGGGGCGAAAGCCAATGCCGAAAGAGGTATCCGGTTAAACGAGGAGAACGGCAACAAATGTGCAACTCAAGTAGGCAAAGTAAGAGGTCAACAACTTGCTCAAGGTGAACCGATAAGCGATGACACCGTTCAACGAATCTATTCATACCTATCAAGAGCAAAAGAGTACTACAATGAAAACGATGAGACCGCTTGTGGGACTATCTCGTATTTGTTGTGGGGTGGTGAAGAGATGTTGAGATGGACAGAACGCAAATTGTCAGCGAGTAAATTCGCCATCCAAGATGAGGAGAAAAGAATCGTGACTGGTGCTGCGATGATTGCTGATTTACCTATCTATCGCAGAGATGACATCCGTGGTGAATACTATGTGGTGTTTGACAAGGAATCTATCTTCAAGATTGCCAAGAAATGGGCGAGGTCAAACCAGTACAACTCCGTGAACGCACACCACAAAACACCGATAATGAATGGAGTGAGTTTGTTTGAATCATACATCATAGATCGTGAAAGAGGTGTGATGCCACCAAAGGGATTTGAAGAGGTTGCTGATGGTAGTTGGTTTGTCTCTTATCTCATTGACAACGATGAAGTTTGGTCACGAGTGAAATCCGGTGAGTTCAAAGGGTTCTCTGTTGAAGGTGTTTTTGACTTTCCTGAAGATAAAGAAGAACAACTCCTTGAAGCCGTGAAAGACCTTCTCTCAAAGTGGAATGGCAAATAAAATTGCAACAAGTAAAAACAAAATCTAATTTATATCAAAATGAACGCAAAAGAAACACTCAAGGAAATCCGCACGATGTTGGGATTCTCCGAAGAAGAAATCAAAGTTGAGATGGCAACAGCCACTTTGACTGATGGAACTGTCATTTCTTATGATGGGGAATTGGCGGTAGGTACTGCCATTTTCGTACAAACTGCCGAAGGCGAGATCCCAGCACCTGACGCAACTCACGAGGTTGAAGGTGGTATGTTGGTAACAACTGTTGACGGTATCGTTACTGAAATCGTTGAACCCGAAATCGAAATCGAAATCGAAGCCAAAGAAGAGTTCGCAACTGTATCTCATTTCAATGATGTTGTGAGCAAGTTGGAAAGTGCAATCGCAGAATTGTCTGCAAAGGTTGTTGCATTGTCCGAGGTTAACAGCAAACAAAAAGAAGCAATGAGCAAAGCAATTGACTTAATTGAAAAGGTTGCTGATTTGCCAAGCGAAACCCCAATTAAAACTCCAGTTTCAAACAAGAAGAACGATCAGTTTGAAGCACTTAAAAAATTCAAAAACGCAATAAACAAATAAAACTATGTCATTCTCTGTAGGATCACTCGCAAATTACACCAACGAACAATCAACTGATTTGTTGGTTAAGGCTCTTTTCGGGAGCAAAACTGCAACCTTGTTGCAATCTTCTAACCAAGTTCAGGTAGGTGTAAAATCTGCATCTGCTTTGAACATCCTTGCTTCAACCGTTTTCTTCCAAGCCGATGGTTGTGGTTACAATCCAAGTGGAACAACTGCCTTCACTCAGCGTAACATCACCGTTGGTGCTGTAAAAGTTGAAGAAACTCTTTGCCCAAAGACATTGGAAGCCAAGTGGATGCAAACACAAATCATGCCTGGTTCACCAACTATGGTTCCTTTTGAAGAGCAGATCGGTGCTGAAAAGGCTGCCGTTATCGCACAAACTTTGGAAGTTGCAATGTGGCAAGGTGATACCGCTTCTGGTAACCCTAACTTGAACCGTTTCGATGGTTTCAACAAAATCATTGCTGCCGCTTCTCCAGTATTGGCGAACGCTGCTCCAACTACCTTCACTTCAATCACCGCTGCAAACATCGATGACATCTTGGATCAGGTATACGCCAACATCCCTGCTGCCGTTGCTGAAAAGAGTGACTTGGTTTGTTTCTTGGGAGTTGATGCCTACAAATTGATGTTGGTTAACTTGAAGAACGCTAACTTGTTTCACTATGTTGCCGATGCTGCCACTTCAATGGAAATGGTTTACCCCGGTACCAATATGAAGTTGATTGCTGTTGGTGGTTTGAACGGAACTAATAAGATTGTTGCTGGTTCTTTGAGCAACTTCTTTATGGGTACTGACTTGATTGACGAGCAAGAAGAAGTGAAAATGTGGTACAGCATCGACAACGATGAGGTTCGTGTTCGTTTCACTTTCAAGGCTGGTGTTCAGGTTGCATTCCCCGGCGAAATCGTTTACTTCACCCTTTAATCTTTTTAACTGATGGCTTGTTTACTCACACAGGGATTCACTCTTGATTGCAAAGATGCAGTCGGAGGTATCAAATCAATCCACTTAATTTCTTGGGTTGATTCAAAGTTCACCGTTGCAAGTGGTGAAGTAACTGCCACAACTGTTGCAAGTGGAGATGTTTATGATTACGAGTTGCCAAAAGGTACTGGATCATTAACAACCACAACCAATGTATCTGTTGAGAACGGAACATCATTCAATCAATCGGATGTTGTTTTCAAACTTCGCAGATTGTCAACCACCAAGCGTAACGAAATGAAGCTCCTTGCTCAAGGTCGTTGCTATTGCATCGTTAAAAACAACAACGATGAGTATTGGTTGGTTGGTAAGGAGTACGGATGTGATGTGACTGCAATGGTTGCAAACACAGGTACTGCTATGGGCGATAGTAACGGTTATGAAGTTACTCTTTCCGCTATCGAAGCGGAAGCACCTTACAAATTGCAAAGTTCAGTTGTTACCGCTTTGGGTATCTAATTGATTCTTGTTTCATAGGTCAAATGGGGAGGGCAATATGCTCTCCCTTTTTTTGTTACATATTTTTACTCTCGCTATTTTGTAAAGATGTTGGTAATTGAAAAAGCGGAATCAAAGAATTGGTATTTAACGCTGACTGAAAAAGTCACGATTGCAAATCCATACTTTCTTTTTGCGTTCACTCACAGAACTACCAATGAACAAACGGTTGCAATCCTAACCGACATTTCAACACACCCTGACAGATACAACGAATTTGCAGTTGTCGAGGGTTCAACATTCACTTTGGATGCTGGAGAATTTGAATATGTCGTTTATGCTCAAACATCACCAACCAATTTGTCACCAGCATTGGCAGATGAAGAGGTTGAAAGCGGAATCTTAAAGGTTCAATTTGATGTCACACGCACTTCATACGAGGTTACTCTCAACGAGAAAATCTACGAGATAGAACAACCCACACAAATACTATTCTTACTGCTTGAAAATGGGGATTTTCTTCTTCAAGAAAGCGGTGATAAAATCATACTATAATGGCAGATCAAAAGATATCCCAATTAACCACCATCGTCACCGTTGATACGGCAACAGATTTGTTTCCCATTGTTGATACATCAGCATCGGAGACAAAGAAAATCACACCATCAGCGTTGAAAACTGCATTGGCGTTGAACAATGTAGACAACACAAGCGATGCAAACAAGCCGATAAGTTCAGCCACACAAACGGCATTGGATGGCAAGGTAGATGAGAACACCGCAATCACTGGAGCAACCAAAACGAAAATCACCTACGATGCGAAAGGCTTGGTAACTGCTGGAGCAGATTCTACAAATAAACGCTATGTAACCGATGCCAATTTAACGGTGATTCAAAACACAAGCGGAACAAATACGGGCGACAATGCGGTAAATAGTTTGTATTCTGGTTTGACTACAAGCAAACAGGATACTTTGGTATCTGGTACAAACATTAAGACCGTAAATTCAACTTCTTTGTTGGGTTCGGGCGATGTTGCAGTACAGGCAACTTTGGTAAGCGGTACAAACATTAAAACCATTAACAGCACTTCGCTTTTGGGTAGTGGCAATGTCAGCGTAGCACCTGCAAGTGGAATTGATGCAACTGCAATTGCTGACGGCACAGTTACAAGCACAGAATTTCAATACATCAATTCGCTCACAAGCAATGCACAAACGCAGATTGATGCAAAGACAAACAAATTAATCACCACCAACCGACAAACCGCTTCATATACTTTGGTTTTGAGTGATGCCGATAAATTGGTTGAGATGAATGTCGGCAGTGCAAACAATCTTACAGTCCCTTTAAATAGTTCAGTAGCATTCAGCACAGGCACACAGATTCTATTGGCACAATACGGAGCAGGTCAAACAACGGTTGTGGCTACGAGTGGCGTAACCATCCGAAGCAACGGGGCAAAGTTGAAATTGAACGCTCAATATAGCGGTGCAACTTTGGTTAAGATTGCCGAAAATGAATGGTATCTCTTTGGCGACATCGCATAAAAAATTATGATACTTTCAAGTCACGGAATTATCGCCTCACAGATTGCCTCATTTGATGCGGATGCGGTTGCGTTCTTCAATCGTGTAACTACCGCAGGGGGAACATTAACCACAACCGAAAAACAAGCCGTTAACCAATTGGTTTTGGACTTAAAAGCCAATTCAATTTGGACGCCTATGAAAGCAATATATCCAATGGTCGGGGCAAGTGCCGCGGCGTGTGCTCAGAACTTAAAGAGCAGTTCGTTTACGGGGACATTTACAAGTGGTTGGACTTTTGCGAGTACGGGGGTGACACCAAATGGAACGAGTGCGTATATGGATACTAACTTAAACGATAACACTTCATTAAATTTGAATGATGTCCATTTTTCAGTTTATTTAAGAACTAATAGTGATGGGGTAAAAGTTGATTTAGGGTTGTTTAATAATACAATTGCAGGAATAAATATATTCCCAAGATTAAGCAATTTACAATATACAAGATTACACGAAGAAGATGTAAATACTGTGGCTACTACTGATTCAAGAGGTTTTAGGTTAGGAGTTAGAAATACATCAACAACTAAAAATGTATTTATTAATAATACCAAAACTGCATTTACTTCAACTTCAACATCTAAAGTCGTTGCAAATATTTATTTAGGAGCAATGAATAATACATCTTTAGGTGCAAGATTTTTTTCTGATAGACAAAACGCTTTCGCCTCAATTGGTGACGGATTAACCGATACTCAAGCATCAAACTTTTACACCGCAGTTCAAGCGTTTCAAACCACTTTATCACGTCAAGTATGATAGGTTACACACTTACACCCGAACAAAAAGATTTGATACAAGGGCAATACTACGCACCTTATCAGTTTTTTAATTGCGTGACTGATATATCTGGAACTTGGTTTTTGTTACTTTCCGATGAGGACAAACCCGAAGTTGAAGCAAGTGAATATGCTTGGGTTTTAGATTTACCCGAAGCCGAATACATCCCACCACCACCACCACCATTCCCACCTACTGAATAATGGAACACAGCGAATGGGCAACGCCCACAACCGAAGAAGTGCGTGAGTTGGAATATACACAACTTGAAGAAAACAACGGCAACGGAAAGGGTAGTGACAAAAAAAATGAAACATATGTACCAATTGATTCAGGTTTATACTTTGTTGTTTTAATCGTTTTAATCTTTGGATTATGGAATCAATCTCGAAAATCGAAATCTTATACACCGTAAAAAATGCAAAAGCAAATAAAACCCAATGCTCTTCCAGTCAGTTTTGACCAATTTCAAAAAAATCCAGTTGCTGCCGTGGCTTTTTGTATGCTTTTGGCTGTTAGTTATCTTTACTTTGACCTTCGTTCGAGCAATCAAGCACAGATTGATGAATGTCGCAAAGAGGTTGCAACACTACGGGCAGAACAGAAACAGGCTTACAGGGCGTTAAAAACGGCAGATTCGGCATTATCCGCAGCCATTACAGAGATTCGTTTGATTAATTCAATGAAGAACATATGAACCGTCTAATTTTGATATTCTCAACCCTGTTTTTGTTTGGGTATTTAGTGACAGAATCCAAAGCCATTGAGCAACCAAAGGTGAAAGAAATTGATGAGATGTTGAAAAAGATTCAAGCTCACACATCGGAGGTCAAAACAGCAACTAAACAAGCACACGAAGTGAGTGAGAAACTGGTGGAAGAAAAGGTTGCAGAAAAGGAACATTTGAAAGAAGCCGTTGCAGTTGCAGAAAGCAAGGTTGAACAAATGGCAGTTGTCAATGAAATGTACGCAGCGAAGATGATCAGCGTTGGTTTAGATACGACAGTTGTTGCCATTGATTACAAAGGTGAAATATACGATGCGTTCTTGAACTATGTTGAAGAAGGTGGAACAGAGGATTTTGAATACTTTAGATTGTACCTATGGCAGCCAAAGTAAACATCACGACATTCCGTGTGAAACCCAAAAACAAATTGAGGAGACACACAAAGCATAAGAACAAACACAAGAGTTCCAAACCATATAAAGGACAAGGCAGATGATAGACAAAATCAAACAAGCAATGAAGGTCAAAGATTACAAGTTCTTTGAATCAGGTGATTACAACTTGAACATCATTGGCATTCGCAATTCCGATACTGGAAGCAAGGTGACAAATGTCTTTGATGACTTGTTAACCGTGAGTTACAAAATCGGAGATGTGTGGCATTTTAAGAAATGGGCTGCGACAACTGATCCCGGCACAAAGGGAGTGAAGGAATTTCACAATGCACAAGGCGTTGCTCGTTTAGTTCCCGGACAATATCGTGGTTCACACGCCATCGGATTGCATCAAGGCAAATACGAAGCCTTAAAACAAGCCAAACCCGTGAAGGTTTATCGTGATGCCAATAAGGATATGACTTATGATACCAAGTTAATCACCGAAGGCATCTACGGAATAAACATTCACAAGGCTGGAGCAGATTCAACCTATGTTGAGAACTGGAGTGAGGGTTGTCAGGTGTTCAAAAAGTCAGCAGATTTTGACGAGTTTATGGCTTTAGTCAAGAAGGCTGCCACATTGCACGGCAATTCATTCACTTACACACTATTAGAAAGCAAAGATTTATGAAAAAAATAATGGAGATTTTCACGGGTGACAAAGGAGAGATGTCATCAAAACGATTCGTGGGCATTATCGGTGCTTTTGTTTTGTTTGCTACAATGGCTCATAATTCTCTCAGCCCTGCTGATATCGTACCTTCTCCAGAATTGGTGACTGCGGTTGAATTCATCGTGATTGCTTGTCTTGGATTCACATCTATTGACAAGTTCTCAAACAAAAAAGATTAAGTGCTATTTGATAGAGATGATATTCCAAAGATTGAACTTTCACGACAACAAGCTCCCTGTTTTCAAAGAGAACAAAGCGAAAGGATTCGTGACCTTCGGAGCAGACAATCTCTATCCTGATTTTCTCATTGAGTTATTCAATAAATCACCCAAACACAATGCGATTGTTTCTGCAAAAGCATCTTATGTGAGTGGTATTGGCACGGAGGTATATGGACAAAACACAACCGACATTGCAAAAGCCCAAGCCAAACTTAAAAACATAAACGCTTACGAAACCTACGAAGAACTCAAAGCAAAGATTGCATACGATGCGGAGTTGTTCAATGGGTTTGCAGTTGAGGTGATTTGGAACAAGGCAAAGACCGCACCTTCGGAGTATTATCACATCCCATTTAAAGACATCCGCAAAGGTCTTGACGGTGATTTCGTGTATTGTGCTGACTGGACAGACAACAAATCACCCAAGATTCATTATCAACCATACAACCCTATCACAAGGGAATCAAAGCAATTGTATTACTGCCAGTTTTACAGACCCGGTCAAGGTGAATATCCTTTGCCTGATTATGTAGGTGCGTTGAAATACATTGAGGTTGACACCGAGATATCCAACTATTATTTGAATAGCATTAAGAACGGATTTACGGCACAAACTCACATCCAGTTATTCAAGGGTATTCCCACACCTGAAGAAGCCCGTCAAACTGCTCGTAGATTCAAAGAGAATTATCAAGGCACGGACAATGCCGGTGGACTAATTATCCAATACAACGATCCAACAGAGAAGGAATCTGTGATCAGCAACCTTCAACCATCGGATTTTGACAAGCAATTTGACTTGTTGAATAAGACCGTACAACAAGAGATATTTGTTGCACACAAGGTCAACTCTCCAATGTTGTTTGGAGTTCGTGTGGAAGGTCAATTAGGTGGTCGTAGCGAGTTGATTGAAGCCTACGAGATGTTCCATCACGCATACATTGAACCCCGTCAACAAAAGATTGATGATGCGTTTTCTTATTTGTTAGAACCTATCGCATCTGTTCGTTTAGAAACCATCAACAAGCCACCAATCGGTTTAGATTATCAGTCATTATTTACTGCTGGAGTTATCACAAACGAAGAAGCACGGAAGGAACTTGGGTTGCCATTAATTAGCGAAGTGAAACAGTCATCTTTGAACGATGCCATCAATGCTTTGAGTCCGTTGGTTGCAAACAATGTGTTGTCAAATATGACAATTAATGAGAAACGCCAATTGGCTGGGTTGCCTCCGATTGCTGGAGGTGATGCATTGCCATCCGCAACACCAGTTGAACCCGTTGCATTGTCAAAACAAAATCCTTTTGGATGGGATGATGAAAGAGACATCAAGGTATTCCAACAATACGGAGAGAGTGCAGACAACTTTGAAGCCTACAAGTTTGAATTTGTGGATGCCGTTGAAACTGCCATCTTGAATGTGTTGAAAGAGAACAAAGGTCTTCAAGTTGGAGACATTGTGAACATCACCAAACTGGATGCAAAGATTGTCGCTGATGCGATTGCTAAACTTGCCAAAGCGGAGTTGATTAAGTCATACGAGGATGGATTAGAAACAACACCGAAAGGAGTTGAAGAAGTGAAGAGATTAGAAACCGAGATTGTTGTTCGTTACAAATACGGATTAGCACCGGGAATTCAAGGTGGAATGATCATCCCTGGTTCACGAGATTTCTGCCGTCAAATCGATTCCAGCAATCGTGTGTATTCTCGTGAGGACATCAATATGATGAGTGCAGAACTCGGATACGATGTTTGGAAGAGGAGAGGTGGTTGGTATCACAACCCCACATTGGATGTGAACACCCCACAATGCCGACATATTTGGGTTCAACAATTATTAAGGAGAATTAAACGATGACCAATTTTGTATATTTCATTTCAACCACTTATCTCAAAGACAATACCCCTTTGAATGAGAATGTTGACGATAAATTGTTGAAATCAGCAATCAAAGAAGCTCAAGAAATCTACATCCGTGATGTGATTGGTTCAGGCATTTACGATGAGTTGCAAGTTCAGGCATTTGCTGGAACATTAACCCAGTTGAATACTACCCTTTTGGATTCGTACATCGCACCTTGTTTGAAGTATTATACCTTGACTGAAGCAATGCTTCCAATGACCTTCAAATTGATGAACAAATCGGTTGCATCTCGTGAGAGTGACAATGCAAGGGCGGTATCGGTTGAGGAAATGACAATGATTGAAGGTCGTTATCGTGACAAAGCGGAATACTATGCCAATCGTTTGAGAGATTACATTCGTACAAACACCACAGATTACCCCTTATATTTGAATCCAGGTTCAACTATTGACACCATCCGTCCTAAATCAACAACATTCAGCGGTGGAATTTACTTGCCTACGAGATACGATGACTGCTTCTTCAACTATGACTTCCCCGACAAGGAATAACAAATGGCAAAAAAACAACGAAGCCAAACTTCTCAAATTTCTCAAGAATGACACTAAACCAAATAATAGCAAAGATTCAAACGGCAGCCGAAAGCCATAAGATGGTTCACAAGTTTGGCGTTGGTCAGCAGTCAAATTTGACGGTTGAGAATGTTGAGTATTATCCTTTGGTTTGGTTGTATCCTGATGGCTTCAATTTGCAGTCAACTGGGAATCTATTGACCTACAACTTTGCATTGCTTGTGATGGACAGAGTATTTGAAAGCGAGAGCAACACAATCGAAGTTCTTTCCGATACTGCACAGATTATGACTGACATCTTCGCTTTGATTGATGCCAACACACAAGACGATGAGGATTTTGAGATTGTGATCAACGGTAACGCTTCCCCATTCTACGATTCAAAAACTGACATTCTCGCTGGATATGCAATCAACTTTCAAGTCAACACTCCTTATCTATTTAATACTTGCGTTATTCCTGTTTAGTTGGTTGTGGGCGTTCTTCAATTACGATGAACCAGTCCGCTATATCAAACCACTAAATGTCGAATTGCACGAAAGGATTATTGAGAAAGAGAAAATTAAAACAATTCGTTTAATCGATTCAATCAATCACTTTGATACAATATACCTTGACACCTTTAAACCTTCAGCAGAGGGGCTTAAAAAGGCTATTGGTTTACACATCCACTTGGATACTACCCTATGAAAAACAACAACATCATTGTCATCCCAAAGCCTTGGGAAGAAACCAAAGTTCTTTTGATCTCGGATTTGCATTGGGACAACCCAAAATGTGACAGAGATTTGTTGAAGAAACATCTTGACGAAGCGTTGAAAGGGAACAACGATGTGTTAATTAACGGTGATTTGTTCTGCCTGATGCAAGGTGCATACGATCCTCGTAAATCGAAATCGGACATAAGACCGGAACACAATGTTTCAAACTATTTTGATGCTATCATCAATACTGCTGTTGAATGGTTTTTGCCCTATGCACATATCATTAAATTTATCGGTTATGGCAATCACGAAACAAGCATATTGAAGCGACAAGAGACGGACATCATTGAACGATTTGTGACTTTGTTGAACTATAGAGCAGGTACCGCAATTCAGGTTGGTGGTTACGGTGGTTGGGTAAAATATCAATTCAACCATCACTCCAAAAAGATTGGATACAACATCAAATATATGCACGGATTTGGCGGTGGTGGTGCAGTAACTCGTGGAACTATCCAGCACAACCGTATGTCTGTGAATGTTGAGGGTGCTGATGCGATTTGGATGGGGCATGTTCACGAGGATTATGAGATGACATACAGCGTGGAATACTTGTCAGCCGTTGGAACTGTTTTGCTTCGTGATATTTTGATGATTCGTACTTCAGCCTACAAAGAAGAATACGGAGATGGTTCAAAGGGTTGGCATATTGAAAGGGGTGCATCACCAAAGTTTACTGGAGGTCGTTGGTTGTATATGTTGCCAACAAGAACCGAGAAAGGTGACAGAGTAATTCGGGCATACACACACAAGACATTATGATCAAGGTTCAAATCATACACGAGACCAAGAACGACAACTGGATGGGTTTGATTGAAGGCGAATCCGACATCATTCAAATCTTGGAAGATGGGATGGTTGATGCTGAACAAATCGTTGCCATCTCGCAGTTGTTTGAGAATACACAACTTTATATGCGAGGAGGTCACATAATCTTGATTGAGGAAAACTATTATACCTTTGTATTGAAATGGATGCAGTCAACCCAACACACTACAAACAAGGCGAAATAGAATGTATTGATGCCATTGAATCAGCGACAATCAAAAAGAAAGGTTTAGTTGCGGTTTGTACTGGTAACATCATTAAGTATTTATGGAGGTGCGAAGACAAGAATGGGTTGGAGGATTTATACAAAGCGAAGTGGTATCTTGACAAGCTCATTGCCGAAAAAGAAAAACAATCCAAGAAGAATGCTACCTTATAGGATGAAAGCAATGATAAAAATATCAACCTATGGGTTAATTTTTTGGTCGTTGAATTTATCAGGGCAAGTGCTGATTGATACCAATACAATCAAACAAGCCAACACATATTTGGTAAAAGGTGCAATTGCAAGGGAACAAGTCACGCATCTACGCAAAATTGTGACTGCCGATTCCATCATTATTGCCGAACAAGATTCCATCATTGTCAAGGTGAGAATCAATAACGCACATCTTCGGGAGAAGAACAAAGCACTTGTGAGTGAAAATAAAGCCATCTCACGCACTTTGTCGGTGTTTAAGAGTATAAGTAT